ATGATGGCCACGGCATTCAGGGCGGGCAGTAACGCAAACAAACAGCAATGGGAGAGGTTTCTCCGTGGGAATGCGTAAGAACAGCGTCGAGATTACCGTCTCGCTCAAGGATGCGGTCACCAAAGGACTCAAGTCTGTCCAGAGGTCTCTAGGCACGCTCAAGAAAAATGTCTTGAACGTAAAAACCGCCATTGCCGGTGTCGGCCTCGGGATGCTGGCAGCCGACGCCATTGATACGGCCTCTGCCTTTGAGCAGCTTGAAACAAAGCTGGACGGTCTGACCAAGGGCAAGGGGCCGGAGACCCTGGAACGGATCAACGAGTGGGCGCTTGATATGCCGGTCAACACCCAGAAGGCGGTTGATTCATTTTCTATGATGCAGGCCATGGGGCTTGATCCGACCATCGAGAAGATGGAAATCCTGGTTGATACGGCCACCATTTTTGGTGAGGACACCATGCCCCGTGTTGCCCGGGCGCTTGGTCAGATGCAGACCCTGGGCAAGCTGTCGGCCGAAGAGTTGAACCAGATGGCCGAAGCGGGAATCAATGCCCGGAAGTACCTGACCGAGGCCTTTGGCATGACGGTGGAAGAGATCCAAAAGGCCGAGATCGCCATCGAGGACGTTGTCCAGGCGATCTGGGACGGTCTGGAAAGGGATTTCGGCGGGGTCGCGAAAAATGCCCAAACGAAATGGCAGGCTATGACTTCGACCATGGTTTCGTACTGGAGCGAATTTCAGCGATTGATCATGGGGTCGGGGCTGTTCGATTATCTCAAGGCCGGATTCAAGCTCCTGCTGGATCGTGTCCAGTCGCTCAAGAAAAACGGTCAGCTTCAGGAGTGGGCAAAGTCTGTTTCAGATTCTATTATCAATACTTTTGAGTCTGCCCTTGTGGGCGTTGCGGGCATTGTCGACGCGATCAAGCCGGTTGTCTCGTCTGTATGGGGTGTCATCAAGGAGATGTGGGACGGCTTCCGTTCGTTGCCTGGTTGGGTGCAGGAAATAGGGATCGTGGGCGCTTTTTTCGGCGGTCGGATGGCGAAGCTCTTGATTGCTGGAATCGCTATTACCGCCGACCGTGGGCGGACGATGAAAGATCTTGTGAATGCTCGACGCGCGACAAACGAGAATGGCGATCATCTGTTGTCGGAAAAGAAGTTTATGGAACTTGTGCGGTCTTCCCCTGCCGAGCGAGACGCTTTTCTCGAAAAGCACGGATTGAGCTCAAAGAACAAGCCGAGCAATACGTTTGGGCCTATGGGCGGCGGATCTGACTCGGGCGGATCCGCCACGCAGGCCGTACAGCGGATCATCGACACCATCCACCGAACGGTCGAGGAAATCCGGAACCAGCGATACGTTCCCAAGCAGGATGTCGTGGGCAAGCCGGGCTCAGCATCTCCGGGAAACACGAACACCTCCTCCCCGTCCGTCATGTCACCCGACGAATTGTTCGAATCGGATCTTTCGCTGGTGCTGGCCAGAAACAAGACGCAGCTGATGGAACTCGAGGACCTCTACGCCCAGGGGCTGAAAACGACCAGCGAGTACATGGCCAAGCGTCGTTCCATCATCATGGGCGAGTTTGACGCGGAGCGGGACGACATAGACAAAACCGCTGATGCCCAGATTGCAGCCCTGGAAAAAGAGGCGGACTCCACAACCGATCTTGCCAAAAGGAACCAGCTGCTCAACGAGAAAAAGCGCATCCAGGCAGAGCGGGAAAAAGAACTGGCAATCCTTATAGAAGAGCGCAAGCAGGCACTGATCCGACTCAGAAAGGAAGAGCGTGGACTGGTCGATGACGATGAAAAAGACCGGGAAGAAGCCGAGGCCAAGGCATCCTCCGCAACCAGGGAGCGGCTTGAGCGTGAGAAGATCACGCCGAACCAAACCGGCGATGCATACGGCATCACCGGTAACCTTGCGGCATGGTCCGTCAACGAGAATATCAATAAACAGCTTTTCGATATGGACATGGAGGAGCTCCAGGCCAAGCATGACCAAGAGATTTCCATGCTTGAAGAGCACGGCGCTTCCAAACAGGAGATACTCGAAGCCCAGGCCAGGCAAGAAGCGGATATAGTCCAGAAACGAGCTGATTATGAAAAAGCTATGTGGGACAAGCGCCTGCAATGGACCGCCGGGTTTGCCGGAGGCATGGCCGGACTACTCAAGGAGATGTACGATTCCGGACTGGTGCAAAACGAAGCCATGTTCCAGGCCTACAAGGCCTTTGCCATAACCGAGGCGATCATCTCCACCTATTCCAGCGCCCAAAAGGCCTATGACTCCCTGGCCTCCATCCCCTATATCGGCCCTGCCCTGGGTGCGGCCGCTGCCGGTGTGGCTATTGCGGCGGGTATGGCTCGTGTCGCGGCTATCAAATCCGCCAAACCCACCGGCTACGCCTACGGCGGCATGATCGATGGCCCGGACCAGGGTGCCCGGGCGGACAACGTCACCATCCGGGCCACCCCGGGCGAGTACATGATGGATCGCCCCACGGTCCGTCACTACGGGGTCCGCGCCATGGAGGCCCTGCGCCAGCGGATCATTCCCCGGGAACTCTTTTCCAACCTCTCCCTGCCCGCTATGCGCCCCGCTTACGCGGGGCCGGGGTTCGCATTCGGTGGAGAGATAGGACGCCAAAATGCCCCCTCACCGGCTCCACAACAGACTACCATTGTCAATCTGACCGATAAGTCAGAACTGGACCGCTACCTGGCATCGGTCGAAGGCCAAAATGCGATTATGAATGTCATCTCTACGCGGAGTCAGACTGTCCGGCGAATCGTGGGGGACTAGATGATAGCTAACGAGATCCTTGCTGTACGTCCTGACTGGTCCGATGCCTTGCGGATGGAATATGCCTGGAAGACGACCATCAAGCGAGGGCTCTCCGGGCATGAGAAGAGGTCCGGCCTTTTGTCTGCCCCAAGACGCGCCTTTGAATTTACAGTGCAAGCCCGCACAGGCCTTGAATCCGAGATGCTGAAAAAGCGGCTCTATACGGCACATGGGAAGATATTTGGGGTGCCGCTATGGACAGACGCGACCGCTCTTGCGGTGGGAGTTAGTGCCGGGGCAACCTCTTTGCCGGTTCTGGAAACCGGCTTTCGTCTTTTCCAGGCTGACAGCCTCGCGATTATCGTGTCCGGTGGTTCTTACGAGGTTGTGGAGGTCTCGGGCGTTTCGACAAGTGCGCTTTCCCTGGCCGAGGCCGTGACGCAAAACTGGCCGGTTGGATCGTTTGTAGCCCCTTTCTTCCAGGGTCGTGTCGATGACTCAAAGACGACGGTCACAGGGAAGACGGATCGTGACGGCACAGTCTCCTTGCGCCTGCTTGAAGAGTTTGACGAGCGTTTTTCAGTCCCGACACCGGACATGACCGATTACCCTACATACAACGGTTTGCCGGTCTTGAATACCCCGCACAACTGGTCTGACAGGTATAGCCAGACGATGGAGATGGACACGGAAGCCTTTTCGTTCTCTTCTCTGGCCGGGTTGACCGAAAGGGTTCTGACGCAAGATGAACCGCGACTCACCATATCCCTGTCTGCCAATGCTTTCACGCGGGAAGAATCCCGGCGACTGCTCGACTTCTTTATAGACCGAAAGGGGCGGCTCTTGCCGTTCTGGGTGCCCTCACCCGCTTCGGACATTATCTTGGCCGGGGCCTTTTCGGCAGGAGATACGATCCTCGATATTGGCGGGGTCGATATGTCAGCACTTTTCGGACAAGGCTATCCGACGACCGGGAAGCACCTTTGGTTCCGTTTCCCTGACGGTACGACTGCGGCACGGGAGGTTGTGGGTTGTGATCCTTCAACGGGGAGGATCAGCCTGGGGTCGGCAATCGGGAAGACGGTGGAGCACTTTACGAATGTCACCGTTTCGCTTCTTTATCCTGCAAGATTTGATAAGGACACGCTCGGTATGGATTACGAAACACTGGACGTGGCAAGCACTACGCTCCACGCGACGACACTTCCCCGGTGGGAGGTTGAATAAATGAGAGACACTTCACCAGCCTTTACGACCCGGGAAAAGGAAGAATACCTATCCCCGGTCGAATTGTTCCATATCTGGGAAGGTGGGGACGATCCCCAAGCGCGGCACTGGTATTACACAAGCTCTGACGAGCCCGTTGTTTATGATGGGGACACCTACGAACCGGCGGCAATCAAGCGGTCTTCCCTGTCCTTTGACTCCGACCTGACCGCGACGAAGTGCGGAATCACGGTCGGTGCCCTGGAAGAGAACTTCCGCGATTACTTGGCACAGAATCCGTTGGCCCAGATGTGGGTTAGTGTTTCGCGGGTCCATCGGGGAGCGGCCAGCGACGCGGTGGTTTTTTTCGTTGGGCAGGTCAAGACAGTGGCGTTTCAAGGGGCACAAGCCGAAGCCGAATGCGTGGGCTTTGAGCACTTCTTGTCAATGAAGATCCCAAGGTATCACTTTCAGGCGCACTGCAACAACACGCTCTATGACGCCAAGTGCAACGTGGATCGGGGGGCCTTTTCCAATACATGCGCGGTGACAATCTCGGGCAATATCCTCACGGCTCCGGAGTTTGCGACCCGTGCAGACGGCTTCTTCACCTACGGCTGGGCCAGCTTTGGGGGCCAAAAGCGGATGATCACCGCTCACTCCGGGTCTTCTATCGTTCTGCAATATCCCTTCATCGACATTGCAGACGGGGACGAAGTGACGGCCTCTGCTGGTTGCGATCAGAGAATTACGACATGCCGGGACAAGTTTGACAATCTAGGCGGGAACAATGGGCTTTTGTCACAATCTGCGCCGGTATCGACTCCAAGTAAGATCACGGGAAACCAGACCCTTGTTACTCCAACGGTCTATACATCTGGTCCGGTGACAAGCGTTACGGCGAATTGCAAGTTTGTTCAATGGCGAGATGATTACAGATATACCGCAAGATGCTATATCACGGTGAACGGGGTAGATCACTTGGTGGATACAGTTAGTGGGGTCAGGGAGTTTGACTTTATAAGGACGGTTACGGTTGCAGTTTCAAACGAACGAGCCAGTGTATCGGCAAGGATAGAGGCTGAAAACTCCACCTTGTCTTGTCAATTACAGTTTTTGGTACAAGTTATGGGCGGAACATGCCAAGTGGAAGGAGCCTCCGGCGGTGGTTTCTTTGGAACCCCTTATATCCCAACAGAAAACCCCTCGATG